AAACTCTTAACTTCAACAGATTAACAACTGTTGGGGGGACTACTATTCCAACCGATGGTTGGTTAAAAGGATTCACAGAGTTTTTCGCTATAACTACGTTAGGAGGACTACATGACGTTAAAACAGCTGGTACCGATGGAGTTACGGGGATGGGCTACGGCCCATCCCGAGTTGGATGCTTACTAAGAAAAAACTATAAATCAGCACAAATTGATGCACAAGATAATAGTAAAGTGATTCCTAGTACTGCCTTACTAGGAGTAGGTGGAACTGGAACAGGAGGAGCACAAATTTCGAACGAAGACACAGGAATTGCATTGAATACTTGGTCTTCGGGTGCAGTTGCAAATCAAGCATAATGAAATATTGGATAAAAATATTGATGAAAATAAGTTGTTTATGTGGAAACAAATATTATAGGACTAAAAAACCCAAAAAATAAAATTTTCTTAATTGATAAAAGTTTCTTAATTAGGCGACGCCAACACAACACCTAACGGTGTTGCAGGCGCGCTGATATGCGAGGACCCTAGACGGGCTTCGCCCTGCGCTGCGCGCGCTATAAGTTCCGGCCATTGAATAGGTTGATCCTCTTCAACGTTAATAACCGTAAACCTGCGGTTAAGAGCTTGTATCAGACATCCATCTTTGAATAAATGTTCAATATGATACTGGCTGGTGACAATTATTTTTTCCGGTCTAATAAGCCGGGAACCTCCCTTTTTCTCAGCGATAAAGGGATAGTGATCGGACCAAATTTTAAGGAAATTCCCGATCCAAGACGATTGATTTTCATCAACGTCATCAAGCAAAACATAAGGCTGGGAAGAATACCCATCCCACCATTTATTAAGAGGTTTTGGATAAACTAACGGATAACGACTTCTAACTCCTCTTGATTTTCCTGCTCCAGAAGGGCCAACAAGCCAGAAGCCGCACGGTGTGGGCAGGGGCTCGAGGGATGGAAGGGAATTCGATCGAATCCGCTCGAGGTTCCCGATGTAACGGACATAGATGTCCGCATCGATCTCGTCAAAGTTCCCCGCCTCAGCCATGGTACGGGCGTGTTGCCAACGGAGCTTCTCCCTTGTCCCGGGATCCTGGGGGGCAGTACCGACCTCTCGGAAGTTTCCGTCCTTCCGGCAGTACTCGGCACACTGAAGGGGCTTTCCATTGGCGGACTCCAAATGGCATCCGGGGAAGAGTGTACGGACAGAGGCGAGAGACTTGGCGTTCTCAAACTGACAATATCCCTGAAGATGGGGCGTGGCCGTTGTAGGAGAAACCTCTCGCCCGGCGATGCAGTACTTGCTTCGGAGTCGGTTAAGCCAGGAGTCCAAGGCGTGGTCGGAGTTGAGATCATCTGGATAGTTATTGAAGGTAAAACACCAGGCACGAGAGCGTTTATTGGACATACCTTGAGGGGAATGTGCACTCTTTTTATATTCGAAAAGGTGGGGAAGGACCCTGATGACGTCATCAGGGTGAAGACATTATAGGGGGTGGCGCAGATAGGGGCGAAAGGGGTAGTGCCTCCCGCACGGGGCCCTCCCGGGGGGCTCCTGGCGGAGAGCGTGTGTAATACAGAGTATACACACACAGGTGGTCTAGGTAATAATAGCTAGCCCACCCTCCAAGTGTGTTGGTTACACAAACTCAAAATAAGGGTATTTACTATTATTTATGAGTTACGACTTTCCAGACGAAAAGTACGACGAAGATTATAATAAAGGAGGACATAAAAATCTACCAAATCCTTTTTTTACTGGTCGAGGTTCAGGAAAATTAAACAGAGCATATTGCAAATTACAACCACAAAACGAGTGGTGTCATTGGAAAAATAACCCGAAGTGTTACAATATAGTAGGACGTTGGAACGGAAAGTGCAAATATCCAAAAGGAGATCAAAAATTACCTTACCCAAAATACAAAGATATGCCAGGAGCAAGAAAACGCAAATTTACAAAACGACGCGGAGGTCGTACCAAAAAAAGGGTCTACAAAAGAAGAAAACGTGCTGCCAAAAGTGCGAAAATACTCAAAGGAGTATCAGTTCACGAAGAAGGAGTCGTCCATCAATTTATAATAAATGGAAACCAAAACCAAAAACAATTTATTATCGGAACAGAACAACTAAGTTGGGGTTCGATAAAAGATTTACAAATAGCTTTACACACAAACCCGTCGGGTCAGTCAGAAACAAACGTTTGGGTTGGCGACGCCACAATCGACCTTACTATGCAAAATTTGGCTCCAAATAAAGTAGTTATAGGGATTTGGAAATTAACTCCAAGATACAATAACTATATTGATAGTATAACTCCACAAGGAATTTTCAACGAAGGATTAATTTCGTTGGGAGTCACAGTTACAAACCAAACATCACCATTCAACACTATGTATAGTTCCAAAATGTTAAACCGAAATTTTATCGTACGACGAGTAAAACTATTGGTTTTGGAGAATGGAGAAGAAAAACATATTCATTTGAAAAAGAAATGGAATAAAACTCTTAACTTCAACAGATTAACAACTGTTGGGGGGACTACTATTCCAACCGA